AGTATATACTTGGAGAGACGCTATAGATATAGGGTCAGCATATGAACCCGCATATACTGAAGAAGATATGTTAGGAAAGATGATGGAGTGGGGTGAAGATTCCATTTATTGGAGAACTGAATATGAGTGCGAGTTTGTGGAAAGTATATCTAATGTATTCAACCCAGAAAAATTAAAGGCATGTTATGACAACTATAGACCCTACAACATCGAGACCTATGAGCATCGCGGAGCGCAACATATTGTTGCTGTTGACATTGGCAAATCTGTTAACGCTACTTGTATTACTGTTTGGGCCCTTGAAAAGGATGAGTGGGGAAATTTGGCCCGCCTTGTATACATTGAAGAAATCACTCCTAGAACTGGTGGTCATGACATTCCATATCAACGTAAACGTATCATGGACATTGCTAGAGTGTTCTATGCTTCTACTGTTATTATTGACGCCACTGGTATTGGTGGGGCGATTGAACAAGACATAAGAATGGATTGTATTAGTCATTCACCACAAATAAGATTTATACCCTTTGTATTTACAGGAGGACCAAAAGGAAGCAAGACACAGATATATAGAGATTATGTTTCTTTTATGCAACAACGTATGGTTAAGATACCAAATCCTGAAAACCTAGAAATGCATGAACGTAAACTCGTTAATAAGTGGTTTAGAGAACATGTCGAATTAGAATATGTAATGGATGCTGCTAATAAAACAGAACGTATTGCTGCACCCTCAGGTAAACATGATGATTATTGTGATAGTTCAGTTCTGGGTATACATGCAACCTTAGCTATGTTACCCGGTACTGCATCAATGGCAAGTAGCTCTTCTCATGCAGGCGGAACGCCTGACCGAGCGCTGCCTTCTAATATAGGGCGACATTCCGGTGCGCCCCTTTTCAGAACAAATAAGAGTAATTTCAATATAAAAAAGGGATTTTCATTATGACGAAATCTTTATATACTGATACCAATTACTATTTAAGTGGTAGCCATGGCTTTATTTGACAGAGTACGAAGAGTATTCGCTACAACAGGTAGCGCGCCTCCTTTCAAGGAGGACGACCCCGTTAGTTTTGGAGCAGGTGTTATTAAACGTTTGCGCTTAACCAATAACTTTGCATATGGGTCTAAAGGGAAATATGAGGAACATCTAGGAAGACCTCGAACTTATATGAATGTCTATCTTTCTGACCCAATAGTTAGAAGTTTAATAGACCTTCCATGTTTTTACGCAGTTAAAGATGGGTTCGATATAGTCACCGATGATGATGACCTTAGAGACAGAGTAGAAGAAATGTTCAGAGATATAAACATTAAGAACTTACTTTATGGGTGGGTTCGTAATGCTAGAATCTTTGGTACAGGATATATGGAGTGGACCGGAGACAACTTAGTTCTTCGTTCTAGCCAGAACATGTTTGTTCAAAGGAACGAGCATGGACAAACAATGTATTACTATCAAGACTTAGGAGATGAAAAGGATTCTATCCATTTTGAACCTGAGGAGATAGTACAGTTGATGAACAATCCATTTGATGATTATGGATATGGTTTATCTGACATACATCCAATTCTTTATTTAGTAGATTTAAAAGACTACGCGGAAAGAGATATAGGGGCAGCATTAAACAAATATGCTTCATCACGTTTTGATATATCATGTGGTTTACCTGATATGCCATATGGTCCTGATAAGATTAATGAAGTAGTAGATGCATTTAATGCATTAGAGCCCGGTGAAGATATTATTCACGGAAACGATATAATAATTAAAGAATTACAAGGAACACAAAGAGCGTTTGAATATGGTAAATATACAGACGACATTTTAGATAAGATACATATGGCTTTAAAAGTTCCTAAGACTATGTGGACTGACCCAGATAAGGCCAGACCTATATTTGAACCATATGTAAGATATTTACAAACTATGATAGAATCCGCAATGAACTCACAACTAATGCCTCAATTAGAAAATGGAGAGGCTAGGTTTAAGTTTAGGCAGATTAACATAGAAGATGCATTTACGAAAGCCAAAACAGATATGATATATTTATCTGAAGGTGTATTATCGCCCGGTGAGGTTAGGGAAGAACGAGGTCTCGATGCTGAAGGAGTGACTGAACTAGACATGGAAACTTCTGAAGATATCAAGGCTTCCCCTATAAAGAAAGAACAGAGCGATAAAAATGCAAATATTTCTGGTGGTAAAAACCAAGATAAGAAAGAAGAGTCTGCTCGAGCGCAGAACCGAGGAAACAAACCATCAGCTAATGCAACAGGAGATAGAGCATGAGCTATAAAAAGTGTGTAGCGTCTGTAGGAGCTACATTAAAGAAACGTGGTGTTGATAATCACGATGAGCTTGCTGCAAACATGTGTAACATGTGGGCTGATGAGAATGGAGTCGAAAGACAGTTCGGTAGAAGTATTAGTGAGATAGAGAAAAGAAGAACTTTTGCTTTAGATTTAGGAGCAGACACTGAATTTAATGCCGATGCAACTTCTATTGATTTCCCTGTTATAGCTATAACTTCAGGTCCTCATGAGTATGAAGAAGACGACATGGAGCAAAAGGTTTATATAGAACCGGAAATATTAAAAAAGAATATAGAAGCTTTTAACGAGCTACCTATATACTTCAATCATCAACGAACGCCGGAAGATTTAATTGGCATGGCTGCTAATCCGGAAGTAGTTGAGATGGAAAATGGAAAGACGGCTATTAAGATGTTGGCGACCGTTAATAATAATAACGACCGCGGACAAGAAGTAATGGACAAAGTGAAAGAAGGGGACATAACTCATGTCAGTATCGATTGGCTTTCAAACGATGTTGACGTCATGGGTGATACATTCGCAACGAATATTAAACCCACTGAGGTTAGTTTCATTGATAATACAAAGATGGACCCCGTCTGCAATGAATGTACAATAGAAAATGGAAAGTGTGATTCACATACACCAGAAGATGACCACGACTGCGGTTGTGGAGGTCATGAAGGAGCATGTGGATGTTCAGACGGGAAACAAGAGGTAATAAATATGACTGAAGAAACTCCTGTGAAATCCGAGGCAGAAAACCTTGTAGAACGTGAATTCGCTTCACTACGCACACAACTTGAAGAGATGACCGCAACTAATGCAGAAATCCAAAATCAGTATGAAGAAGCTTTAAAACAAATTGAAGCTTTTAAGCTTGCTGAAGAAGAGAGAGCTGCAAAAGAAGCAGAAGCTCGCAAGTTAGAAACTGTAGAAGCAATTATATCCAGAGAACTCGTATTCGGTACAATCGATGACGAGAAGAAGGATGCACGACTAGAAGAGTTAACCGCTTGGGATGAACCAAGGCTGACTGGTTTCAGCGAAGCTCTTGCTGCACTGCCGGTACCTGAAGAAACAGAACGTACCTTTGGAAAAGGTAAATCCAACGAGGGTCAAGCTGTTCCAGAAGAAACCGAAAGGCAATTCGCAGTCAAGATGGAAAAAGACGGAACTATCCGTTTAAACAAAGAATTACTAAGAGGTAATTAAACATGGCAACAGAAATACTAGTAAACGATGGTGGTGCACCAGCTCGAATTTTACCATTCACAGCTGGAAGCGCTGTTACTGCTGGTTACGCTTTACAAATGGGCGGAGACGCAGAGGTTGATACAATCGCAGCTGCTGACAACGTTCACCCTGTAGGTGTAGCATTAACAACAGTAAGCTCCGGAAACGTAGCAAGTGTCATAACTGGAAAAGGTGTAGTATTGAATATGTATGTCTCAGGTACAGTAGGTAGAGGCGACCACGTCGCAACTCTAGCTGACGGTAACCTAGGACCAGCTTCAAGTTCCGCAGTATCTGTAGGAATTTACATCGACCCAAGTGGCGCTCACTCCGGTGCAGCATCATTACAACAGGTTCTGTGGTTTGGATAGGTAGGTAGATAACATGGTAGCACTAAACGATAATTTAGCAACCGGTGTTCTGACGACCTTGAACACAGGTGCGTATAACGCAACTGGTGGTTCAGGTGAACGAGTACTTATTGATTACAAAGATGCAATACAAGATTACAAGGTAACTAACCTTGCAGCTTTAAGCATGTTTTGTGAGCCAATGACCACAGAAACCGGTGGTGATATTGATATCACATTCGCAAAACCCTCCATGGGTATGCAAGAAATAAACGAAGGTAACACTCCTAAGTATCAACACACAAACTTACGCTCCGAGAGAGTGTCAGTTAATGAGTGGGGATTAGCTATAGGTGTCACCCGACGTATGATAGAAGACTCAAGATTTAACGAAGTAGAGATGGCTTTGAATGAAGCACGAAGAGCTGTAGACAGACACATGACCAAGCACGTAATATATGCGTTACTTGGAATTGGAGACTCAACTCTTGGAACTGGTTTAACACCGGGAACAAGTATCAGCTACGACAGTGCTGAATCAGGCGTCGTAAACTTTACAAACAACGTATACGGTGGTTTCTTAGGAACTGGCGGAACAGTCAACGCAGGAAGAATTTATTCCTACGGTTTGACCAGTGACTCCATCCTAACTACAAGCCACTATATGCAAGCAACTGGTGCAGCAGGAGATGGTGAAATAGCATTAAGTGACATTACCGATTCAATAGAATTGATTGGTGGTCACGGATACAATGCTTCAAGTATCATGATTTCCCCACAGCACTACAAAACACTACTTAACATGGCAGACTTTACAACTGCAATCAATTCGACCTCAAACGCGTCGATGCCGTACGTTGTAGAAGAAACCAAGATGTTAGGAGACACAGTCTCTAATGGTGTCGTTGGTAGCATATACGGTTTGAATGTAACTGTTAACGCTTGGTGTCCACCTGACCGCATTTTCATATGGGATGGAGCATCCAAACCTATGGCATACGTGGAAAGGAGACCATTGACTGTAGAAGAAGCAAATCCGGGATTCGGAATTGTTGGTTCATACATGTCGATGAGATACGGATTAAAGGTTATTAACCCAGCATCCGGTGTCGTTGTAATTAACGCTGCATAAGCAGTTTAATCAACATGGCTTCTGGGAGTGAGCCCTAATCACTCCCAACTTCTATATTTTAGTAGTCGTAAGAAGGTTAAAATGAATATTGTTAAAGGAGCTATACGTGGCTAGACGCAAAGCCTACGGGTCCAAAGGGACCAACGAGATAGCGCGCAGTATTCCAACAGAATGGCGTTCTCATGTTTCTGGAGCTTCTTGGCACGCTGGTAGTAATAAATTAACTATTCAAAGTTCTATGGTTCCTGATGTTGATGTTACCTTAAGTGGTATTGCAGGAACTCAAGGTACGACTGGTACACAAGGTGCAACTGGTACTCAAGGAACTGCTGGTACACAAGGTACAACAGGAGCTCAAGGTGCAGATGGTGCATCAGCATCTCAAGGTACAACTGGTACTCAGGGTGCTCAAGGTATACAAGGACAGCTAGGTACACAAGGTGCAGTCGGAACTCAGGGAACTACTGGCACACAAGGTACAACAGGAACTCAAGGTACAACAGGAACTCAAGGAACGACAGGAACCCAAGGTACAACTGGTACTCAAGGGACTCAAGGTATATTAGGTGCATTTGGTGGAGATAGTTTAGAATTTAATTGGTCTAGTCTAGACAATTCTGCTGCCGTTCCCGGTCAAACCAATATATCTTTAAATTTAGCAACGCCCGCAGGAGGAACTCCATTTACTTATTCTAATGCTACTAAGGTAGCAGTTTCAGACTATGATATAAACTCTGATTTAATATCTACATGGCTTGCTACTTTTGATGACCAATCTACTAGTCCTCGTGGCTCTATAAAGATAACTAAATCTTCTGATTCTGCGGTATGGGCTATATTTAATATTACGGGAGCTTCTGCTACATCGGGCTCCAGTACAACTGCGTGTCACTACTTAGATGTAGATGGTATATCTTATAATGATAATTTTAATAATGGTGATGATGTTGTTTTAAGTTTCGTGGCTTTTGGTGCTCAAGGTTCACAAGGTAATGCAGGACCTATTGGAGTGCAAGGTACTCAAGGTACTAAAGGTGATACTGGAGCTCAAGGTATTAATGGTTCTCAGGGAGTTCAGGGAGAAGCGGGTCCTATGGGAGACCCCGGTGACCCCGGACCTCAAGGTTCTCAAGGTATTCAAGGAACTCAAGGAACTACAGGAACACAAGGAACTACAGGTACTCAGGGAACAAATGGAACTCAAGGGACTACAGGAACTCAAGGTACAACTGGTACTCAGGGAACTACGGGTACTCAGGGAACTACGGGCACACAAGGGACTGATGGTACACAAGGGACTGATGGTACGCAAGGTTCTCAAGGAACTGATGGGGACACTGGTACACAAGGTACAACTGGTACTCAAGGAACTGATGGTACACAAGGTACAACAGGAACTCAAGGCACAACAGGAACTCAAGGTACAACAGGAACTCAGGGTACTGATGGTACTCAGGGAGCTACAGGAAGTCAAGGCACCCAAGGAATTCAAGGAACTCAAGGAACTACAGGAACTCAAGGTACAACTGGTACTCAAGGAACTGATGGTACACAAGGTACAACTGGTACTCAAGGTACAACAGGAACTCAGGGTACTGATGGTACGCAAGGTACTGATGGTACTCAAGGAACTACAGGAAGTCAAGGAACTACTGGTACTCAAGGAACTGATGGCACACAAGGTACAACAGGAACTCAAGGAACTGATGGTACTCAAGGAACTCAGGGAATTCAAGGTATAAAAGGAGATACCGGAGATACTGGTACACAAGGTACAACTGGTACTCAAGGAACTGATGGCACACAAGGTACAACAGGAACTCAAGGAACTGATGGTACTCAAGGAACTCAGGGAATTCAAGGTATAAAAGGAGATACCGGAGATACTGGTACACAAGGAACTACAGGAACTCAAGGTACTACTGGTACACAAGGAACAAATGGTACTCAAGGAACTGATGGTACACAAGGAACAATAGGAACTCAAGGTACAACAGGAACTCAGGGTACTGATGGTACGCAAGGTACAACTGGTACTCAAGGAACTCAGGGAATTCAAGGATTACAAGGAATACAAGGAATACAAGGAATTCAAGGTACTACAGGTACACAAGGTAATACTGGGTCACAAGGTACAGCGGGAACTGTAACTGGTGGTTCTCAAGGTACTCAAGGTACTCAAGGTTATCGAGGTGGTTTAAATTATGAATTTGATAGTAGTACTTCTGACAGTGACCCCGGTGCAGGTAAATTAAGATATAATAATGCTACTTTCAGTAGTATTTCAAAAATATTTATAGATGATGCTGATGATGGTGGAGTAGATGTTCAAGCATTTATTAGAACATGGGATGACTCTACCAGCACTAAAGAAGGTAATCTAGTTATTCAATCTTCTTCCCCTACTGAAGTTGAACTAGGTACATTTGAAATAGATGGCGTAAGTGAAGCTTCTGGATATTTCAAGATTGATGTAACACCAGTCGTTGGTTCCGGTAACCCCGGATTTAGTGATGGTGACAAGATAGTTATTCAATATACTCGAACTGGTGATAAGGGTACACAAGGTACACAAGGTAACATTGGAACACAAGGTAATACTGGTACTCAAGGAACTAATGGTACGCAAGGTACAACAGGAACTCAAGGTAATACTGGTTCACAAGGAACAAATGGAACTCAAGGAACTGATGGTACTCAGGGAACTACAGGAACACAAGGTACAACAGGAACACAAGGAACTAATGGTACACAAGGTACTGACGGAGATACTGGTTCACAAGGTACTGATGGTACTCAAGGAACTGATGGTACGCAAGGTACAACAGGAACTCAAGGTACAACTGGTACGCAGGGAACTACAGGAACACAAGGAACAACAGGAACACAAGGAA